GACATACATCCGGTTGCGGCGCAGCTCCTCGATCCAGGACATGAGGAGGTCCCCATAATGCGATGTGTTGTATCGGTTTAGGCCGACTCCCTGGCGGATCAGGACCGGGCGCAGCCGGTCGGCGCCGATGGTAATTTCAGCCTCGTTGATCCCGACGTGATGAACCTGGCCCGAGAGCGTGTAGTCGTAGGTCAAGCGGTAGCCGCCGCCGCCATAGTGCAGGAGCTGCACGTCCGACATCACGCCGCTGATCAACTCGCTCCAGTCGTCCTTGACCCACTGCTCGATGGCGTCCTCGGTCTGCCGGTAGTTCGACGGCATCGTGCCCGGTAAGGCGGCGGGTTTACCCAGTGAGTAGGGCGACTTGATCTGGCCCCAATGCGGGCAGTTCGAACACACCCCCGGCCGCTTGCTGTCGACATCAATCGTCGCGCACAAGGGCGCGCCGAAATCCTTGCCCTGCCGCTCGCGCTCGGTCAGGTCCCACTTCGCCTGCGTGTCGGCCGGGCTGTATTTCGCGTGGCCCCGACCGATGCGGTCCGCCGCCTCGCGGTTGCGGCAGGCATAGGCCAGGTTGGTCATGTCGTGCCACATCGCATACTCGTCGTGCTCGCCTTCTTCGGCGAGAGACTGCGCGACTTGCGGGCACTGGGCGGCGATCTGATCGAAGTCGTACGGCGGCGGTTTCTCGATACCCGCCTTGGCAGCTTTTAGTAACCCGGTGTTAACCCGGAAACCGGTAGGCAGTGTCCCGAGGAACGTACTACCCGTAGTAACAAAGGGTTGCAATATGGACAGGAGGTTTCCTGCTGGATACTCGGGTGGTAACCCGGCGCGCACCGGCGTCATGTCGAGGCACGGCGCGGGCGAGGTTGGCACCTTGCGGTTCCACGTCTCGGGCGGCCGCAAAATGCGGGCGCTGTCGGCCGAGATGCCGATGTCGCCGCGCGCCCCCAATGTCGCGAGCATGTTCTTGAAGGCCCGCGCGTGCGGCAGCCATTGAGCCGCCGGCAAGGCGGTGTCCATCACCCAGTAGAGGTGTACGCCGTACCCCGACCTGATCCACAAGTTTGGTAGCGGCAGCCCGCCGGCCTCGGCTCGGAGCAGCCAGCGGCCTAGCTCTCTGTCGTCGGCCCACACCCGGTCGGGCGACTTGCCGTCGCCCGGCCTGGCGATGTCAGCGTCGTACCAGAAGCACTTGAGTTGCTCGGCGTTAGCCTGGGTTCGTTTACCTTTGAACCGCTGCCGGCCGCTGGTGTCGTAGCCTTGTAGGTCGGCGTCGCGGTAGCTCGCGACGCCTACCCAGACGTCGTAGCTCCGGCTGTACTCGTGCAGAAAACTGACCGCAGCCGCGACTTGCGACTGCGGGAAGAAGCGATGGATGATACCTGACTCGGGCCGCTTGTAGGCGAAGGCGTAGTACCCGCCTGGAGCGACGACGCGGGCCAGGTAGCCCTGCGCGTCGAGCACGGAACGGGGTTAAGCAGCGGTATCGCCCAAGAGATCGTCGAGCGCCGACTCCATGTCCGCGTCGGCCGGCATGACCGGCGGCTTCGGCATCTTCATCGTGGTGGTCTTGGCGACGAACGGCGCCGGCTTTGTCGCACGCGGCGGGGGCGGCGGGATTTCCTCCTCGTCGTCCTCGTCGCCGGGGTCCTGCTGCGGCGCCGGTGACGGTGCCGGCTCCTCGACCGGTGCGGGGGCGTCGGAGGCCCGTAGGTCAAGCCGGCGTGGCGCAGCCTCCTCGACCGGCGAGATGTCGCCGGCACCCAGCATCCGCTCGATCAGCGGGTCGGCGCACAGCCCGCTATTGCCGTCGTCGCCGGTCACGAGGCGTTGCTGGTCCTCATCGAGAAACCCCAGCGCCTCGAAGGTGAGGCGGGGGTAGGCGACCGAGACGTCAAAGCCGATCCGCGTCGCGACGCACTCGAACCCGGCGCCCTTGCGATCTAAAAAATCGCTGTAGTTCGAGAGATTGTTCAGCGACATCGGCGGTATCCGCAGCAGCATCGGGCCGAAGGCGTTGTTCTCCAGGTCGGTCAGCGGCACGACCGCGATGCGGCGGGTGTCCTGGCAATTCTTCGCCCTCTTACCCGCATCGGTGATCCTCGACCCCCACTGGCCCTGCGGGCACGTCGAGCACACCGGGTTCTGCTTCTTCGGCGCCGCCGCGTCGGGTTTGATGCCGTCGGTCGAGTAGCAATCCGGCCCCTCGCTGTCGCCCTCCGAAAACGCCTTCCCAAAATACTGCCGTGAGATCGCCGGGCTGATACCGACGACGACCGCCTCGATACTTGTCAGCGGCTGACCTCGGTCGTCGCGCAGCACGGTCTCCTCCGACCGGAACTTGAGCCGCCAGTTCTTCCCCTTGTACCCCAAGACGGCGAAGCTCGCCTGCACCCCCTGCTTGGCGTTGGAATTGAGCGACGAGCGCCGGTTGCGGGCGAGCGCCGACGGTCCGTGATCCAGGCTGATCAGTTGGCCTGCCATAGAGGTTCCTCCGATAGGGTGGTGAATTTATAGCGTCTATATTTTCAGCTTACGCCTTGCCCGAACGGACTCGCAAGACGGTCGCCTGAGAAATCTCGACGCCGGGGATAGGCCGTTCCATCTCCTCGACAATCTCGACGGCGGCGCTCTTGGCGACCCGCCCTTCGAGGAGTTCCCACATCTGGTTGTCGCGGATGAAATCGAGCGTTCGGGGCCAGTCACGCACCACGACCGAGGTCACGGTCGACTTGAAGCAGGTTCCGACCTCGCACCTGGTCGACTCCAGGCCGTTCCGGTTGAGGTGGTTGAGCATGGCCAGTTCGAGCTGCTCCTTCATCTCAAGGTACGGGGCTAGTTCGGTCTTATGCTGGGCCTCGATGTTACGAAGTTTGGTTCGGAGCTGAAGGTACTTCTCGATCATCTGAGCCGGGGTCATGACCCAGGCTCCCGGCTGGCAATCTCACCGGCACAACCGGCGTAACCGGCGCCGTCGACATAGTCGTCGATGTTGTGCGAGCCCGAGTAGCGGCGGGCGATCTTGAAGGCTTCCAGCATATTGGCGACATCGAGGGCGTCGAGCCAAACCGCGTCGTTCGGCGTCATCGGCCAACCGCTTCGGCGCGACTTGGCTCGGATGATCGCGTTCCAGATGTCGGCGGTGTTCTGGAAGTTGATTGTCTTGTCCCCGTGCGTGACCTGGCGGTCACCACCAACCAGGGCGACGGCATCGGCACAGATTTCGGCTGCGGTCTTCATTGGTCCTCCGAGTAAAAAAGACGGGGCCAAGGTGTAAACCTGGCCCCGTTTATAGGTAACTCGGATGGAACCTGGGCCCGGAAGGCCCAACAACCGAGTTACAAATAGGGGTGGGGGGCTGAAAAGTCAATTACAGCTCCTGCCTGTGGAACAGCTCCAGAAGTAATCCTTGGAAGGAGCTGCGGTCCCGCAGCCGCTGGTACACCGCGCGCTCGACGCCGGTCCCTAAAAGATGCGCGATCAGGGTCTTGGATGTCTGACCAGGCCGCACGATCCGGGCGTTGGCCTGCTCGTAGGTCTCGAAGCTATTGGTCGGGCTGTACCAGATGATCGTGTTGGCGGCGGTCAGGGTCAATCCGTGCGCCATGCAGCCGGGGTGGGCGACGATGCCGCGCAGCTCGTCGTCCTCCTGGAAGGCGCGAAAGATCCGGTTGCGCTGCCCGACCGGGGTCTGGCCGTGCACCACGGCGATCTTCTCGTCGGCGGCCTGGAGGTGGGCCGCGACCCCTTCGAGGGCGTGGGTGAAGGGGACGAAGCAAATAAATTTTCTGGTCGTCTGCTCGACGATCGACAGCAGCGCGTCGAGGCGAGGCTTTACCGGTAGCTTAAACACCCCCTTGGTGTCGGTGTAGATAAAGCCACATGCTACCTGTAGTAACTTCGACTGCAACACCCCCTCGTTGGCGGCCGTGATGGTCTCGCCGTTGTTGGTCTGCATCCGCAGTTTGTCGACCATCAGCTTGTAGGCTTTGGCCGCCGCCGGTTCGAGGTCGATCTTGAAGGTGCGGTAGACCGACGGCGGCAGCTCCATCACGTCTTCCAACGCGTACCGCACCGAGGGCTGCATCTGCTCGTGGATCAAGGCGCCGGCGCCGGCGCGCTTTACCCAGCGGAACGGGCTGACCTGGCGCATCGTGGCGTCCTTGAATCGGGTGAAGCTCCTGGTCGTGCGGTCCGGGGTCAGTAATTTGATCTGCGCCCAGGCATCGGTCGGCGCCTTCGGGGTCGGCGATCCAGTCAAACCCCAGACATACCTAATACCGCTATGGATAATTCGGTTGGCGGCCCGCCACCATTGGGTGCGGCTATTACGCAGTATCGCAAGTTCGTCTATGACGAATATCTGAAAGCCCTTCTGGCACAGCTCGTTGCTTATAAGGTCCAACCCGTGATGGTTGATGATGTACCAGTCCGAATTCTGCGCCAGCGCGTCGAGGCGCTGCTGCTTGGTGCCGTATAGAACCTGTACTTTTGCCCGAGGGTCGAGCCGGAACAGCTCGGCTTCCCACACGGGCCCGAGGGTACTAAGCGGTGCCGTGACCAGCACCGGCCCGACGCCCTCGGTGCGCCGCAGGTAGTCGGCGGCCCAGATCGCGCTGCGGGTCTTGCCAGTTCCAAAACTATTAAGGCAATAGGCGCGCGTGCTGTTGGCCAGGAGCCCGGTCGTGGTCCGCTGGATATCCCAGGGCTGCTTGCCCAGCCAGTCGTAGTCGTTCATGCCGTGCCCGCGTCGTCAGATTTAAGGAAACCCTCCAGCACATCCAACCAGCGGCTATTATCGTCCTGCTCCTTTTCAAGACGGGCGAGTTTGTCGTGGATTTCGTCCTGCCGACGGCCGAGCCAGTCGAGTTCTTTTATTATGGCAACACGGCGCTTGTCTGGCGACAGCTCCAACAGCCGCGACGTCAACTGTGTCAGAGTTTCTTCGCCGCTCATGGCCCCATATCCTTCGCGATTGTCTCCAGCCACTGGTCGAGCAGTAAGAGCCCCTGGTCGTCGCGGACCACGAATACCGGACAGCCGCTCGCCTCGATCGCCTCGATGGTGCCGTCCTGACGCGGCGTCGTCCGGCCGTTGGACGCCTTCGCCTCGATGGCGAAGCCGAAGCCGCACAGGAACCCGAGGTAGTCCAGGGTACTGACGCCGTAGCCGCCGGGCACCGGCATAAAGACGTAGATATGATACTTCCTATATTTATCGAGCACCTCTTTGATCCGGCGCTTGACCGTGCGCTCGCTGACGATCTTCGTCACGTCAGCGGGACAGTGAGCAGGTGCGCGACGAACCAGTCGGGTACCCGACAGCCGACGCGGGTAACCCCTTCCCACACGAACTCGACCGGGCAGGCGAAGGTCTCCTCGCCGTGGACATGAATCACCTCGGCCCGCAGATGGTAGGGGTCGGAGACAAACTTCAGGTCGAGCCGGCCGCGCACCCGCTCGGGTAGCTGGGCGAGGAACGCCTGCATCGGTGTCATGCTTTGCCCGACATCTCAGGTTGGCCCTCGAACCGGGCGATCATCTCCTTCATCAGGGCCACGACGTCCTTGCGGTCGGCGCCGTTGCTCATGTAGTTGCAGCGGCCATCTACGTCGCCGTAGGGGAACATCATTATGACGATGCCAACCTTCTTGTTAGGAGCTTTGGCACCGTCATTCAGAAATTCGTCTACCGCACTCATGACTGCGGTCATCTTTTCGTGATAGTCGGCCTGGACCGGCGCGTCGCCGAGGCGCTGATGCGGTTGCTGTTGGTAGAACTCGCGCCGCCGCTTGCTTTCGCCCATCTCGTTATCCCGTGATGTGTTTTACCGCCCAGAACACAGCTTCCTCGATCTTGGTTTTAGCCAGGGACAGCTCGCGGCTGTTCCCGATCGCAGACACCTCGATCCAAAACATTTTGCCGTAGTCTTTAACTCGAAGCATCTGCTCCTTCTCGTCATCCGTAAGTACGCGGTACTCGTGGCGCATCACGTTGTTGACGACGCGCTCGTCCGAGGTACTGTTCATGGCGCTCTCCCTACCTAACGATATCGTCATCTACCAAATCCAATGGATTACCTAGTGGTTTATCCGCATTGAACAGTTGCGCCCGGCGGTGGCCAATGGCGTATCTAGAACATACCAAGCTGCAATATCGCCGTTTAAGAAAGCGACGCAGCGACTCACGATAGTACCGTTCCAATCGCTTCCCGCAACGCCGGCAATAAAGAGCAGGCTCGTTCTTAATTACCATCGGCTGCCCGTTCCATGATGCGGGCAGCTCGTGACCGCACAATATTTAACGCACAACCCCGACGGCTTCGGCGGATACTCCTCGCGCTGCGCGGCTTCTTCGAGCTTGGCGACACGCGGCAATATCCCGCCCCAGATTTCAGATAAGCCCTCTCTTTTGAAAACCCGGCTGACCAAGGTGTCGCGGTTGGCGAACAGGAAGGCGGTCTTGACCGTCTCGACCTCCGGCTCGTGGTGCATGATGGTCGCGGCCATCAGCGCGAGCTGGGTGTCGTCGTCGGTGACCTTGCCCGACTTGTAGTCGATGACGACCGCCGAGGTCGCCCGCACCTTGCAGAAGTCGATGACGGTGCGGAACCAGACGTTGTTCGAGAAGAACCCAGCCGGCTTAAATTCCTTGGTCAGGCCTAGCTTCTGCTCGGCGTAAGTCGTGCCCGGCGCCTCGACCAGCTTGGCCAGCATGTCTTCGTGCTGGACGTAGGGCATCGGCAACCTGGTGCCGTCACGCACACGGGCCTCGAAGGCCCGGTGCATCTCGCTGCCTTCACGTAGGGCGCTCGACTCGGGTTCCTGAATGTCCTTGATGACGTTGTAATGGAAGAACCTTTTAGGGCACGTCGAAAATGCCGACAGCGCCGAAAACGACCAGGTGAATTTTGCCATGTCGGCACCTTAGAATAAATGTAATTAGCGCCGCCGGCCGTGGTCGTTACTACGGGTAGTATCCTCCTCGACGCGGCGGGTGTGCCTGGTCTCGACCTCCTCCCTCGGCGCGGCCGCGCGGGTGCCGGGTATCGCGAGCGCGTTCGATGCCGGCGCCGCCGTCGAGCCGCCGGCGTTGGTCGCGGTGACGACGCAGCTGATCGACGTACCGGCGTCGCTATCAGCGACGGTGTAGGTGCTGCTGCCGTCGCCGACATTGGCCCCGTTCGACCATTGGTAGGCGTAAGAGACCGGCTCGTTGCCCCAGTTCCCCATTGTGCAGGTGAGTAATCCGCCGACACTGGCGTCGCCGGTGACGGCGGGCACGTCGATATTGACCGGCGCCGCCGGGGTGGTCGTGCCGCCATAGGTCACCTCGGTGACGCCGTCGCCCGCCGGCTTGTCGCCGACCGGCGCCATCTGAATCTGCAAGGCGCGGGCGTGATAGACCGCCAGCGCGTCGTTAATCCACTTGTTGATCGCCGCCCCGCCGTTGGGCTGGGCCAACACATGCGACCACAGGGTCAGATACCCGACCCGTGAATTGTCGTAGAGGAACTGCACGAACTCGGCCGGCGCCGGCTGCGAGGGATCAAGGCCGGCGGCGTCGAGATCGAGCAGGGTCATCGGCTCGGCGGCGAAGACGAATTGGGTCGGCAGGTTGGCAGCGGGTACGCTCTCGGGCATCGTGGTTCTCCTACTTGAAAAGGGGTGCGGCGAAGGCGTAATTGCCGTCGTCTTCGATAAGGCGGTAATCAGATGTGGCGTGGACACGCCGGATCAGGGTGAGCGCCTGCCGCATGTCGGCCCCGAGGCTTTCGCCGGCAGCCAGAATGACGGTCGCGGTCGGCGGCTCCCATTCCGACGGCTTGCGCAAGTTGTAGTTCTCCGGCCGCTCGTTGACCTTCAGCGGCTGGGGTTGATCGACAGTGACGACGATCCGATTGTCTTTGCGGGTATACCTCGCAACTGAGACCCCAAACACGTCGTCTACGCTGTCGTGTGAAATCGAAAAGCCGTAGACGGTCTTTACCCGCAGCTGATGCACCCTCGCCTTGTGCATCCCCGAGTCGACGATCTCCCACTGCCGGCCGCCGATATGCCGCGCCGTCACACCGGTCCATTGAGTGAACCACGGCACGATCTCGGCCCCGAAGGTGAAGACGTCCTGGTAGCGGTAATGGGCCAAGGTCCCGACGTGCGATTGCTCGGTCTCGGCCTGAATGGTCTGTGTCCAGTCGCCCGCAGCGAATGCCTCTAGTGTCGTCATGCCGTTCTCCATCACGAGTTCGCCCCCCTTTCTGCGGCCGCCAGGGAAACCCCCCAACCTCCTTCGCTGGCGAGGGGCAACCCCTCGCCCCAGGCCGGCGTTATGGCGAACTGGCGCGCCAGCTCGGCGTCGATCGCGGCGGCCTCCGAGGCCGGCACGCAAAGATCGAGACTGTCATGCGTCGAAAGGAAAGGCCGATAGCCGGTCGTGTTAAAGACCCGCACCGCGATGTCGGTGA